GTATATTTAGATATTCTTTATATTTATCTGAATAATCACCTTCAAATTCTATCAAATATTTGTCAAATATAGTTAAAGAATTTGATTTAACAATATTATTGGTAATAATATCTGAATCTTTACCATATAATTTTTTATAAATCTTTGTATAATTTTTAATAAAGTCTTGTTTAAAAATATTTGTAGTGTATTTAAAATCTTTTTCTTCATTTTTTAATTTTCTAATATTAGAAAATTCGTATGACCAATCTCCAGATACTAATACAAAAGATTTACATCTTTTTTTTATTTGTTTAAATAAATCTGATAGAGTAGTTTTTATTCTATCTATTCTTTGCCAACCTTCATTTCCAAAATCATCTTTTATGGTTTGTTCATATGTTTCAATATAATACTCTTTATCATATGAAAATGAAACAAATAGATTATTATTACAAATTGTTATTATTAAATTATTTTTATTTTTATTTAATATAGGATTTATATCTTTTTTATATTTTAACGGCTTCCATTGTGCATTATCAGATATAGCATAATTTTTTTGAATTATTTGCATTACTGAAAATGGTACACCTATATTTAAAAGTGAGGTTTTTTCAAAAATCTTATAGTTTAATAGAAATTTCATAATTTATATTTAATATATATAAAAAATATAAGATGAAAATTAATTATATAAAAAATCATTTTTTTATTTTAATATATAGATAAAAAATAATAGATCAATTATGAAGACTAGAAAAAATATTCAAGGTGCATTTGCATATAATGGTGGTGGTGCAAGTAAAGTTGCTGAATTACAAACTGCGGTTATAACAAGTATTACACCTTATCCATCTAAATTGACAGACTTTTATGTATATTATACTTATTCAGGAAATAAGAAAATATCATTTACAAATGGTGAGCAATCAGCATAAAAAATAATTAAAAATAATGAAAAGAAAACAAAACATACAAGATGCGTTCCATAGTGTAATCCCAGTATTAGCAGCTGGAAATTGGAGTGTTGGTTATTCAGGTCACACTGACAATAGTGCATATTTATCATACCATAATATAACTATAACTGGAATCAGAAATATTACTGATAAATTTATACCTGGAACTTCTACTGTTATTAATAATGATGTTTATGTTGATTATAGTTATTTGTCAGGCACTACTATTACTGGTACAACAAGCATATATTCATATCCTGTGGCAACAACTACAACAACAACTGTTCCTGTTACAACAACAACTACAACTCATGTAACAACAACAACAACAACTATTCCTGTTACAACCACAACTACGTCACACTAAATAAAGACATAAAAAAAAGAAGACATTATATGTCTTCTTTTTTTTATGATTAATCTAAATTAATCTCCATCAATTTCAAAGAAATCACCTGCGTCATCATTTTCGCCAAATGTTGCTAAGTCTTCATCTGGTTCTTTTGTTGAAATGTTATCTGATGATGATTTTGAAGCATTCTTTTTAGTTGTATTCAATTCATTACCTGATATAACTTCAAGTATTTGTGAAACTTTATACTTTTCTTCTGCTGACCATTCTTTTGCCAAATGATCTTCTAAATCAACAGTACGATCTAATAAAAATTGGGTAATTTTTTCTTTAACTTTAGGATTAGTAATTTTATTTTTACCAGTTTTTTCATCAACTTCAACAGGTGCTTTTTTACCATTAATTGCAATAGGAGAAATTTCCATGAAACCACTAGAATCATAATTAGGAAATTCGCCAAGTTGTGTCATAATAAGTTTGAAATTCTTACCATTAGCTAAATCAAATACATTACAAGGTTCTCCTACTGTACCTTCTTTTTGGTTTTTAATTTTTTCTTTAATTTTAAAACCGTAAGGATAAATTAAAATCTTACCTTCTAATTCACGATTTTGTTCATCTTCGATTATAAGTACATAGGAATAATATTTAGTATTACGACTAATTTGTTCTGCTTTTGCTTGGTCCGCCGCATTTTTTGAATTTCTTAATTTCCAGTACATTGTACACATATCACATTTATCAGTGAAATTTTTCATACAATCATAATAACCTGCTAATTCTGGATAATCTTTTAAATCAGCATAATGTTGGTGTTTTTCAATTGCTGATTGTAATACTTTACCATCTTTGGATAAACTTGGTAAAAACCTAAGTGTAGCTGTATAACCTTTCTTTTTGTCGGTTATTTTTGGACGGAAGATACCATCTAAACTACTTGCTTTTTTGTCTAAGAAACCTAATGTTTCACTCTGTGCGTCAACTGATTCGAATAAATCGACATTTTCAAATTCTTTCATTGCCTTTAATTTTTTTTTATAAGCCTTTAAGCCTTAAAAACATTTCAAAACATATTAAGCCTTGGAACATTTTACATAATATATATTAAAATTTATATTAAAAGTTTTAATTATTTAATAATTTAATTAAAGATATTTCATCCACGAAAAATGCTTTCTAGTTTTTAAATAATCTAAATTATTTTGATTAGAATATGCTTCTCTTTCAAATGATATATTTACATAAGCTTCTGTACCATAAAAAATAATTTTTATTAACCATTCTAAAATATACCATATATAAAAAGGTAATATTAACATTTCTTTTTGCTGTGGAACATGTATAAATTCATGATTTATTACATAAATATCAGTTGAATTAGTATAAATACCAAAAGGATAAAGTGTTATCGCAATAACATTTTGTCCAAGAAAAAAATTAAGGAATTTATTTATCGGTTTTACTTTCATTTTAAATTTTATTTATTTTTGAAGTATTGAAGAAATCTTCAAATTTATATCCAAGAGAATCAATTTTTTTATTTAGCATACTTTGTAATGTATATAAATTAAAATTCCAAAAGTTAATATAAAATTGATTGAATTGTTCAAAATTAAAAATATCAATATTTTCTATATTCTCTAGAGTTTCATTTAAAAATTCAACACAAAACTCATCATATGTATATTTAAAATTGATATTTGATTCTTTTAAATCATTATTTATAAATTCAATCGTATGTTTATATGCCTCATAATCATCAACAAAAGAATTTGTCAATGCGGTTTTCATAATAGATTTTCTTTCTTCTGTTTCCATATAGTATATATTAATTTTTTGTTTTCATATTTGAAATTGAGTGAATAAAAATTTTATATATAAGAATGGAAAAATAACAAATTTAGATGAAAGTAACACAAGGCGTATTAAAATGGAGCAGTTTATATGGAATAGTATTCTATGATAAGTATTTAGATATAAAAACTATATTAACTACTGATAATTATAGTTCTAAATTTAAGAATAATGTATCACAAACATCTACTATATTATCGAATAATAATATTTATTATAACACTGTTGAAAATTGTAATTTAATAAATTGTGATGTTAATAATGGTAGATTTATTAATTCTAAATTAATAGGTATGTCAGGTCTAACTTTAGGTCTAACTGGTATTACAAATTATATAAATGATGGATATTTTAGTGGTTGCACTATTTCAGGATATATTATTAATGGCGGTAAATTTTATAATTGTATTATAAATTCTAATAATATATGGAATGACGGTCATTGGACAAATGATAATGGTAGTAGTAATTTCTCTACAACGTGGAAAGGTGGAATTTGGAATAGCGGAGTCTTTTCTGATCCTAAAGGCTGGTCTGGTGGCACATTTAATGGTGGCACATTTATTCCACCTGCTGTTTGGTATGATGGTATTGCAAATGGTGGCACATTTAGTGGTATAACTTGGTATAATGGATTGGTTAGAAATGCTAATTTTGTTGCTGGCTGTAGTTTTGAAGATGGTATTTTTAATAATGGTTCATTTATAGATAGTAATTTTGATGGTGGTGTTTTTAATAATGGTACAATGTATAATTCAATTATAAATAATGCAACTTTTTATGATGGAAATATATCTGGTTCAACTATAAATAATGCAGTTATTAATGGCGGAAATTTTACTAATCTAACCATAAATTTTTGTGATACATTTAATATGAACGCTAGTAATATAACTGTTAATGACGGAAATTTTTATAATGGAAATTATAATAATATAATATTTAATGGTGGTAATATCTATAATGGTTTATATACAAA